GAGTGCCGTTACTGTCAGATAGTGCTGCATTGCCGTTTAACACTCCGTTGATTGTAGTAGAGCTTGTTCCATAATCTGTGGCACTTGAACCTGTGCCTTCATCCATTTTATAACCGTGATAAGGAGTTTGAGGATATGTGTTTGAATACATAGATGCTACTTGTTCTGCACTTAATTCATAATCAAATAATTTAAAATCTCTAATATCGCCATCAAAATATTCTGCACTTACATACGCCCCTATTCTACTATCTGCGTTAATATTGTTGTGCATTGCCGTGTAAGTGCCACCATCTGACAATGTTAAATCTTCTGCAACTCCATTTACATATAACTTAATTCCTGCGTTTGCACTTGTTCCACCTACTCCATTATATGTAGCTGTAAAAAGAACCCATTTATCTTGATGACTTCCTGTTGTCAAAGCATTTGTCATCGTAGCTGCTTCTTTGTTTGTTGTAGTTTCATCAAATAATGTCATAAACAATTTACTAGAACTGTTAATACCAAACTTAACCTCTCTATCTCTGCCATAAATAATACCTATTGAACTAATATCGTCTGGTTTTACCCAAGCAGATAAAGTAAACGGACTATCGTTTGAACCGTCTCCAAACTCTAAATCTCCTGCCGTGTTAGATAAATTAACAAAATCTCCAGAACCATCTAATAATAATGATGACAAAGCCTTACCCTCTACCTTTCCTTGTGTTACTGTAAACGTTCCATCTGTCGTTGTACTATTATCATATACATCTACACTGTAAGCGTCTCTTATGAATGTGTGTGTAGAAGAGCCTGCTGATGCATCTCCTCGTTTAATTATTCCATTTCTTGCAGAAGTTCCTTCTGCATTGGTTACCGTGCTGCTACTAATGTCGTTACCATCTAATTTATATCTTAACAACAAATTACTTGATACACTTATTAAAGAAGGGTCACCATTAATTCTACTTGCTAGTATTTTTATATCGTCTATACCTAAAGCACTACTATACACTCTTGCATCAGCTACTTCCATATCATTAGTTTGAGTTTCTACATTGTTTAGATTAGTTCCTATTGCTCCACATAAAACATCGCTATTTCTTGTTACAGTGCCAAGCGTAAACAAATCTTGAGCTGTTGTATTATTAGAAACTAAAACTCCATTAAAATATGAATTGTAAGCTCCACTGTCAAAACTAATGGCAAAATGATTCCATGTGCCATGCGTTATAGCACTATTACCTAAATACGAACTAGTCCCGTCTGCAAACTTTACACTATAAAATACGCTATCATTAGTAGAATGCCTAAAAATTCCTACGTTTAAACCTGAAGCTCCGCCAGTTCCAAGACCAATCACATTAGGATAATTTCCTGCTGAACCTGCTGAGTTAAATTTAGCCCAAGCTGAAATAGTTCCACCAGTTTCTAAAGCTTCAATATCTGCGTTAGTTGGTATGCCAACATAATTACCTGCTCCACTGGTGTTACCTGTAGATAACCTTACAGAAGCGTCAAGATTTACATTAACGTTTGCTGCTCCTAAGTTTCCTTCTATTATTCCGCCCGTGCCGTTTATTTCTATTGTACCTGCCATTATTTCACCGTTAATGTTCCTAATTGCCTTATGCCGCCATTCAACTTAACAGTTGTTCCATCGTTTATATTGTAAGTTCCTAAATTAGTTACCAATCCGTTATGAATTATTTTGTTAGTATTGTGTGATGCATTGTCACAAAACTTAGCATTAGCTGTTATGTTAGTTAATCCGTGTATTGTAATTGTATCTGATGCTGTTGAAAACTCAACTTCGCCTTTTGTAACGTCTAGGTTGTTAAGTATCGTAACTGCATTACCTGATACATCATAAAGAGAACAAGTATAAGTTGTAGCATACAATGATATTTCTAAATCATAAAATGTATTTTCTCTAACACTTGTAGAACCCATTACTGAACCTGTAGCATCATAAATCTTAACTTTACCATTATTATGTGTAAATGTTCCGCCAGTATTGTTCCAAGCGTGACTGGAAGTTTCAGCAGTAATAGTAGTAGTTCCGCTTGTTGCACGGTATGTTCCTCCACTTGCTATTTCAAGAGTTCCAAACTCAAAAGCTCCTGTATTTGTATTTCTAACGCCTAAAATAGAATGATTATTAACTGTTACCTTTCCATCTACTGTTAAAGGAGCAGCAGCATAATTAGTATCAACGTTACAAGTGTTAGTTCCGTTACCAGTAAGCGTTAAATTACCTTTAACAACATCACCACCTACAAACTGTAAACTAGAAGCGCTGCCTGTTCCTGACTCTGATTGTGTTACAAGAATATTGTTAAGTTGAGTTCCTTGAAGAGATTTAACATCCATAACTGTTGAACCACTTTCGGCAGTGATAGCAAATGTTACAGTTCCGCTATTATGATTACATTCTGCTTGATTATCTAATCTAAACACATAACCACTTTTTTCTGGGCCTCTTACGGTAAAAGAACCCGAAGCATCTGGTAAATTTAATTCTGAAAAACCTGTGCCATTAGAACCTGCCGCTATCTGACAATACACAGAACCTACAATTACAGTAGATGAATTACAAACCAACTCGCCAGCATCTAAAATAAGAAGATGTCCATTAGAACCATCACCACCATCAACACCTGTACCTACTGTAAGTGCATAATTACCACTGCCTGATGTACTTAATGTTCCTGCTGTAATTGTCAAATTACCTGCTACTGTCGTAGCACTGTTAGTAGTTATATTTGCACTTGCGTGATTTAAAATTAAATTGTTAAGTGCAAGAGTGCCGCTAGTTTTTTCAAAGAATGACACTCCAGCAAAAGTAACTGTTACTGTACCACTACCGTGTGCAAATGTACCATTAGCAGCTACAAACAGATTATAATTATCTGAAGCACTTTCTGCATCTAATGTAGTAATTTCACTCGTCAAAGTACATTTTGCATTACTGTTGTTTTTAACATCTATACTTCCTATTGTATGAGTTCCACTACCTCCAGTAAAAGTACCGCCTTGATTTACAACTAAAGCAAAAGAGCTAGTTCTTCCAGAACCTAAACTTATTGTTGAAGAACCACAAGTTAATGTTGCTTGGTCTTCTGCACCACTTGCTGGCCCTATGTCTGTTCTTCCTGCTACTGTAAGTATATTTCCATTAGCATTAAAATTTCCTGCGGTTATTGTAAGGTTTCCTGACAATACACAACTATTTTCTGAATTAAGAACACAACTTGCATGATTTACAGTTAAATGTCTAACGTTACCTGCTGTTGCATTAAAATCTACTGAAGCTGTTGATGCGGTTGTTATTGTTATATTTGTAGTTGTCCCAATTATATCACCATCTATATCTACTGCAAAACCAGCACCGTTTTCACCTACTACAGTAAGTGTTTCAGCGTTGCCGTTAAAATCTCCTCCAGCTTGTACTACAAAAGATTTAACAGACCTACTACCGTCAAGTACGCAATCGTTTGATACGTTTGCAATTATTACATCATCAGATGAAGTTGGTACTGAACCTGTGTCCCAGTTTGCTGGCGTTCCGTAATCGGTATCTGTGGAACCATCCCACGTTACTACAGCCATTAGGCCACCTCACTTACGAAGACAATTTCAGAGTATATAGGAGAAGCCATTCACTAAATGGTCCCCTGTAAGAATACTTTACAATCACCAGCAGTTATAACAGTAGTTGAAGTACCGTCTGTTGCTTTTACAGTTACTGCAATGTGTCTCAAACCTGTCGTAGATATAGACTTCATAGCACCTGAACTTGCTGCTACTACTATATCATCTCCTATCTGTACCCATTTACTGTTTGTCACTGGTAAAGCTTCTGCTGCATCAAACAAAGAACCCCATACTTGACAAGTAAGCCCTCCATTCTCATCGTTAGACAATACTTGTATTGAAGCTCTTTCGTAAGCCTCTATATCTACACCATCTATAAGTGCCACATATGTAGCGCCACTCAAAGTGGTTGCATCATTCTCTATAAGTAAAGTCTTAAGTGAACTGCTTATTCGTTTTTTTGTTAGTGTATTCGCCATTACTTAGCTTTCCCCTTAGCCTTCTTAAGACCCTTGGGCTTTTTAAGTGCTGCGTCTACTTTCTTTTGGGTTTTGCTTCGAGAAGCTTTGCTGCGAGTTCTAACCCCTGCGCCGACCTTCTTAGCCCCAACTTCAGTTTGGACTTCAAAGACGTCTGATTGGGTAAGTAACCTTTTACAAAACTCTTTGTATCTTTTGTCATTTTCGTCAAACGTGTGGACTTCACCGGGGTGGAACGCAATACTGCGCCCACCGTCAGTCCTAACATGAGTAGGCTTATGTCCTTTGTACCTAATCGTAACCATGTAATCATAGCTCCGATTATGCTACTTTCAAGTCAGTAATTAGTCCTTGTGTATTGAACTTAGTTGCAATTAACTCACCAGCAGTCATGAATGCGTAGTTACGCTTCAATGCTTGCACGTTTGCCAAATCTTCTTGAGCCAAGAAAGTGGTTGGTGCTGCAATCTTCATGTACAAGTGTTCTAAATCTAACAACATAATTGGACCCATTGAGGTTCCACCAGATTGGTCAGTCATTGCTGTAGCCAAATGTTGTGTTGCGTAGATTGGTATGCTGTCATAGTATCCCATGCGTCCATCTAGGTTCATTCCCGGTTCTGAAGAGACTCCGTTTGTTCCTTTAGGTGCTTGTGATTCTAATGCCATTCTCCATGTTGCATTTGAACTTCCTGCTGTAATTAATTGTTTTAATTCAGTCAACTGTGTGTGACCCATTAATAAAATTAAATTGTCGTAGGATGCGCCATTTTCGATTGCATTTTGAATAGTTGCGTCAAGAATATCTAAACTTAATACTCTGTTTGTTCCACCAGCTCCGTCAACAAAACCATCAGCCCATGTTGCTCCATCTCCTCTTGCACCCATGTCGTAAATATCGACTTCTGCTGCTACAGTTCCTGAACGAGCTGCTACTTGAGCGTGGTTTGCACATACACGAGTTAATGTTTCAAAGTTGTTTCCTGCTGCTCCTCCTGCGTAATCTGTAGTTAGCATTGCGTCAATGTAGAAAGCGTGTGCTTCTGCTGCTTGCGCTCTTAGGAAAGTTGCTAGGCCTTTTACTCCGTCATCTGCTTCAGCTAAGATAGCTGCTCTTGTAGAGACAGTGTAAGGACTTACAATTTCTTTGATGGTTGCAGTTACTTCTGCAAGGTCTGGTACATCAGATGTTCCAAATGCTCCACCTTCTGCTACTCCAGTATTGCTACCAGTTACAGTTCGAGCTGTTAATACTCTCCATCCAGATTGTGTCCAGCCTTCTTTTCTCAAAAGCTTGAATACATCAGATTTTGTGTTTAGCTGATTGAAAACAGATGCACCATACATTGTGTTAAAGTATGCGCCGTCGCCTGTTGTCAAATCATCTTTCTTTATGCCGTATCTTGCTGAGATATCTAAACCGCCTTTGTAGTAAGCGTTGACGTAATCTTCAAAACTCATTCCAGCCATTCTAGAAACCTCCTATTATGTTTTTGTTTTCTGCCATTCTGTCTATCTCCTCAAGGGATTTTGATACATTCAAGAAATTAATTTCCTTTTGTTCTTCAGCTTTTGGAGCTGGAGCAGGAGTTGCTTTCTTGCCTGTATAAACGTTAATTCCATGTTTCTTCAAGGTTGCTAAAGATTTTTCTAGGTCGTCAAGTTTAGTAGATTTCTCTTCTTCTTTCTCTTCTTCCATCATCTTTTCTTCTTCTTCTTCCTCTTCTTCAGGTTCTTCTTCCTCTTCTTCCTCGTCTTCTTCGGCTTTCTCTTCGCCCATATCTTCAAGGTACGCGAGTACTTCTTTTAGCTTAGCAAGGGTGGTTTCCATATCTTTCATAAGTGCCTCTTCCTTACCAAGTTCAACTGGCTCTTCTAATCCAGCAGCTAATTCTACTTCCTCTGTTGCGACGATTATTTCGTCTTCAGATTTCGCATGATTGCCACCACAAGTGCATTCTGTCATGTATATACACTGACCAAAAGGGTATATAAGTAATCTAAACTTTCCGGAAACTACCTTTTTTTATTCCAAGAAGGTGTCTTTCCCCTTCTTAATCTTTCTTTAGGTTGCCATCCGCCACGAGCCATTGCATCTCTTAATGCTCTACCTGATTGATTACGAACTCTACTAGGACTCATCTTAGGACCGCGGCCAGTATACTTTCCGGGATTTCTCCACATCTCTGCGCAAAATGCCTCTGGGTCTCTTACACTTTGAAGGCCTTCGTAATTTCTAAGTTTTAATGCATTCCTACGACAAGTTGTCATAAATGCTCTCATACCTCTTTGACTTCTTCCGGGAGCTTTACTAATTGCAATTCCTTTTTTTACTGAACACTTTTTAATTCCTGCAATGTCCCAAATATGTTTGTCAATCTTTCCTAATATGTCGGTTACACTACTTGTACTCCACATCTTACATGACCAATACCTTGCCTTATGTTTAGGTCCGGGACTATCACAGTTGTGTCTTGCTCTAAAGTTTCTACGTTTGTCAGGGCTATCACGCTTGATATCCATCTTAGGGTCTCCAAACTTTACTTGTACTGTATTACCTTTTTCGTTTTTTGCATAAACCCCAAACTTCTTGTTCTCACCGCTTAACCGAAAAGGCTTGTTTAATTCAACCTTCCTGCCTTGATACTCAGCTTTATTTATAATTCCAAGAATGTCATCAAGACTTTCATTCATTTTACTAAATCTTCTAGCTTGTATTGCTCGCTCTTGATTTACTGCGCCTGCACGCGTAGAATGACAGCCCAATAATTTTCTATCTTTTTTAGCAAACAAACAATATTTCTTTCCCCTACGTGCTATTATTTTTTCTAACATTCCCTCTACTTCATCTAGAGTTACTTGCTTTGTCAGTTTGATTGGTTCATCTGCTTTTGCTGCTGCTACTTCTGTAACAGTAGCTTCTGGATTAGCTGGCCTGTTGCCAACCCATGATACGGACCAGAGAGATAACTCGGAGATGTTGTTGTGGCAGACGTCTCCTTCGCAGACCTTCTCTTGTTTTTCGGCTTCCCCTCTAATAGAGGAGCCACCCTTGTCACCGTAAATCTTCATTTCATCCCACACCCTAGTATGCATAGGAAGCTTGTCGTGTATTCCTACACGGATTTTAATTTTACCATTTTTAACTTTGTATGCAAGAGGTAGCCCTACTGGCATCTCCTCATGCTTGTATGAATAAACCCCGTATTTCATATAGAAATCCATGGACTCTTTAATTGTGTCAGTTCCTATTTTATCGTTCTGTTTATCGACGATAGGAGAACTAATATACGTTTCTAAGATTCTTTCGTTATACCACTCTGGTCGATAGACCTGCCACTTAGTATCTTTAGCGTCTGCCACAGCCTAAGATTGACTACGTGTATATAAATAATCTAAACTTTCCGGAAACTAATAAGTTCCTGATGCAATAGCCTTGTTTTTTCTTTTTTGTGCTATAATAAATATTTCATTTTTAATATCTTCTTTGTGATAAAATAATGCACCCCATGAAAACATAGTAGCTTCTTGAAATGGTTGATTTTGAAATATACCTCTAGCAACTACAAAAGGACTTTGATTATATTCTTTAGCGTATTGTTTTATAGTTTGTGAGTTCCAATTTGGAAATCTACTAAATCCTCCTTTATCTATAATTTGAGCGGCTTTGTGATAGCTTTTAATTGCTAAATCGCCATCTTCATCAATAATTGTATAAATAGAATCTTTTAATTTTCCTGTAACATCATTTACTTTTCTACCAAGTAATTCTTTTGCAGTATTTTCAATTTCTACACGCCATTCTTCAAACGCTTCTTTAAATATTTTATCCCAGTTTTTTTGTTGTTTAAAAAAGTTAAGAGCTTTTTTAATATTATCAAAATTACGAAATTCTAAAGTTGCATTCATTTGTATGATGCTACTTCTTCAGGTGATGCATCTCCGTACTTTTCTTTCCACTTACGATTTACTTCCTGTGCAGCCTTCTGCCTCATTAACATTCTACTATTCTTGTTGTACTGCTTCATGTGTTCTTCTTTGTTATTCCAAGCCCTGTCATGCTCACACTCTTGACAAAATCCGTTAGACATAATTCTAACTCGACTTTCTCCTGCCATACACTTCTTGCAACTCTTCACGGTTTTAACGCCCCTACTTCTGGTTTAGCCTCATCTGGCATACTAACTTGTGGCTTGTCTGGAAGAACCAAATTACCATCCTTATCCAATGTAGCTTCTATTCCTACTTTATTTAATACTGTAATTATATTTGCTTTCTGTAACATATTAGCTAATGCTTGTTGCTCGTTCTTTACATTGATATCTGCAAACATTACCTTCCATGTCTTGATTCCCATCAATTTCATTAATGGTTTTAAAAATCCCATTTCCAAACATTGTTGAGTTTCTAACACAGTTCTGTCAAAAAGAGATATCTGTTCGCCTTCTGCATTCAACCCACCTACGCCTGCTGTACTTCCTGTCACGATTGGCATAACTCCATACGATGCGTTTATGTCGTTGTTAATGCGCTCCATGTAAGGTAAAGCCATCAACTCATCCATGTTAGGCATAACTGGCACAAACTTAGCCTGACCGCTTCCTGTACCTTCTCCCCTACTACTTATGATAGGAACAAAGTTTGGATTGCGTCTTGTCTCTTCTGCAATGTATTCTCCCAACCTGTTAAGACTTTCTTCATCATGTCCGGGAATATCAAGAAAACCTTTAGGCGGTCTCTCTAATTTATAAATCTTATTTTGGAAGTTTTCAATGGCGAGCGCTGTTTCGATTTTCTTAGAAAGACCTATAATCGGCGACTGTCCATACAATCGAGCATTTGCACTGTATTTGTTAAAATGTATAATTTCATCACGAGCAAAAGGAATCTTGTCTTCATCCTGCCCCATATCATAAAAGTAAGCCATTGGCTCTGCTTCAAATCCACCTTCTCCTAATTCTCCTTTTGCTAAAGGTTCTCTAGTTATTATATCAAAATATTCATCATTTTTAAACTTACCATATTCATCAACCGCAAATCGCATTTGCTTTGCATCCTCTACCCAAAGCTCTTTGACTATCTTATCATCACTGCCCTGAATCCTATCATATACGATACTTACCCAACAATCGTCAAATACTTCTACTTGTCGTATCATTGCTTTAAAAAATTCACTTGCCGTAATGTCTGCATTACCGCCACTTGGATTTCTAAGAAGAAGTTCTAACATCTTCCTTTCTTCCTTATCACCTGTATCTCCAACGGCGTGATACTCCCATCCCTTCGCCACGGATTGAGAAGCTATTCGAGTGATTACGGTTCTGAGATGAGAATACCTGTCAGCTAATTGTTCTAAATAATTCTGGTCTACTGGTGGAAGAATATCTGCCTTAAACGCACGGTTGCTGCCTGCCGTACCATAAGCAGGAGTTCTTGCATCTTTCAATACACTAGCAGTGTTTCTCTCTATCAAATCCTCTAACGCGGAACGCTTCCGCACTGGCTTGCGCCCTAAAATTCTATCGTACCATGCCAAGTTGTATCGCCTCCAATGTTGTGTTTATCTTCTTAAGCCTTTCCTTTTTCTGAATTACATCTAGACTTGTCTTAAGTCTTTTACTCCAACTGTGACCTGAATTGCCACCCATCATCTTCCACATTATCAAACCCTTACTAGGATTCTTCTTGTTGTTAAAATTCTCAGCAGGTGGGTCCACTTTCTCATGCCTT